ATCGTCACCACCATCGTCTACTTCAATTTGGGTTACCGCGCCATTAGTTACAAACGCCGTTGCCCGTGCACCTTCTCCGCCTCCACCGGTAATAGTTACCTTTGGTGCAACGGTATAACCAGACCCACCATTTGTTATTGTAATGGTCTTTACCTCTTTGAAAGGTTTTACAGTAATTTGACCTAGATCTAAATTCTTTTCAATGATCTTACCCTTGAATGTAGGATTGTTTATATCCCCAGCAATAATAATATTATTCACATAAAATTCGTTATATAGTTTATAGGTAGTCAAAAAGGTTTTGTTAGGATAAAATTCCTTCGCCAAACTCCTAACCTCTTGCTCATCCAATGGCCAACCTTGTTGTCTAAGATTATCGTTCAGCAAGTAAAAAGTCCAGTAGTAATCTATTGTACCGTACAACTCATATGATAATGTATCAGGTCTCATCCCATCAGTTATAAAAAAATTTTCATATAAAGCCGCATCATCAGACACCTGATCTACCAGATCTATATATGTAGTGATATTCTGGAAAAGCGCAGTGGTGAGTTCATTACCAAATGTATAATCAACTATTGGATAATTTGAAAAGAAAGTCATGTTTGGTCCTCTTAATAACCATCAACAATATCTTGGGCAGTCAGTGCAACGGTCTCGGTGAATGTCAATCCTATATCAGTCTCTTGGAAATTACCATCTGAATGGAAAGCCATAGACGATGAGTTATACCGTACAGCTACGTCAGTTAGATAAGATGGCTTAATATGGGTTGCTACGTCTTTATTTCTATACTTCATTTGAATATCGAAAATACTAGGATAACGGAATGCAGCTTGTATTCCGGCTTCTCTCTGTGACTCTGGGTACATCTCCTCACGGAAGAATCTTACGATTCTCTTTACCTCTTCAGCTTCCTCGTGGCTATCGGGAATCATTTTAAACGTAAATCTAAATGTTCTAATCTCTGGCCCAGCTAGAATAGCTCTTTTGTTTGGATTTAGAGCAATACCAGTTGTACTACTAATAGCACCCGCCACACCACTATTTAGTTTAGAGGCGATTCTCATAGCAGCAACTTGTGCACCAGGACTACCTAGTCCATAGTTAATCGCGTCTCCAATATTGGCAAATGCATTGCGAAAAGCTGTTCCCAGAGCAGGAAATAGATCAGCACCAGATTGCAACGCTGCTTCTGTTCCAGCACCCAATATACCTAAGTCTACGTTGTTATATGTAATCCTGTCTTGGAATCCCATGGACATTGGTAGATAAAGGGTACACTTTCTCCCGTTACCAATTCTAAGAGGGAGTTTACTTTTATATGTACCTTTGTCTTTCGCAACTAAAGCTTCTCTGGTACTCTTCCTTGCCAATTCTTGAATTATTTGGCTGTCCCTTCCGAAATTTGAAGATACTGTTTGATTAACATAGGCGCCTATAAGTGCATCTAATGTTTTATTAAAAACATTTTGCTCTTCGTTTTTTCTGGCTGTGAAAATTACTCGACCCTGATACGTCTCTTGGTCTGTAAGAGGATACCTCATTCGTTCTTGGCCCGCTAAGGCTACAGCTTGCTTATGCTTCGCCGTGCCATATTGCTTATAGGCACTTCCTCTCCCAGCTTCCCCGAACTCGTTCATTTTTTATCCTTAATAAATATTAAAAAGTTAAAAGTATTTATATGGTAATTATGGCATACTCTGGAAGATATAAGGTAAAGAACCGAAGCAAGTACAAAGGTAATCCGGACAACGTAGTCTTTAGATCATTATGGGAACGTAATGCTTTTAAATGGTGCGATGATAATCCAAATATAAAGAGCTGGGTGTCAGAAGAGGTTGTGATTCCATACTTCTACGATGTGGATAAGAAATATCATCGATACTTTATGGACTTAAAGATTACTTATAACGACGGCAAAACCGTACTCGTAGAGATTAAGCCAGCCAAGGAAACAACCCCACCGGAATATAAAGGTAGAAAGACTAAACGTTATATCACGGAAGGTATGATCTATGTCAAAAATCAGAACAAGTGGAAAGCTGCACAGGAGTACGCATTGGATCGTGGTTGGGAGTTTCAGATCTGGACCGAAAAACATTTAAGTGCGTTAGGTATTCTACCGAACCCTAAAAAGAAACTGAAGCCCCTTGGTCCAATAAAAGTTAAAAAACGTACATAAATACTACCATGAGCAACTTATTTAACAAACTAGAACTACAGGCGTTTAGGGCTGGTATTACACCCAGGACTAAAGAATCAAGGGATTGGTTTAGACGGAAGGCAATGGCACTCCGTAATGTTAGTCGTAGTGCTTTGATGAAGGAAGAACCAGTAACACTATCTGATCGATCCGTCGTTGGTTCGATGTACATGTTCTTCTATGATCCAAAGCACAAGGATACGCTGCCATTTTATGATTCGTTTCCTTTGGTAATTATGATAGATAAAGCTGAAGGGGGATTCTTAGGATTGAATCTGCATTATCTCCCACCAGTTCTTAGAGCTAAGTTCCTTGATGCTTTGTTAGACATAACCAGTAATGATAAGTACGACGAGACTACAAAGTTTGCTTTGTCCTATTCATTATTGAAAAGATCAGCGAAGTACAAATACTTTAAACCTTGTGTAAAGCATTACCTAACTAGTCATGTAAGAAGTAGGTTCGCGAAGGTGCACGCGCCCGAGTGGGAGATTGCTACATTCCTACCTACAGCTGATTGGCAAAAGGCTAGTAAGTCAACGGTTTATTCTAACTCCAGAAGGATGATTTAATGGCAAGCATTGATCAGTTTAAGTCTTTAGTATCTGCCAAGGATGGCATGGCAAGGGCCAATTTATTCCTGATTGAATTACCTGGGGGATTCCCTGGTGCTTCCGTTCAAGAACTAAATCTGTTATGTAAAGACGTACAACTTCCTGGTCGTCAGATTATGACTAACGAACGCCGCATTGGTATGAAAATGGAAAGAATGGCATACGGTTATGCCATCACAGATATATCATTAACCTTTCATGTAATGAATGACTACGGCGTTAAAGAATACTTCGAAGCCTGGCAGAACCTTGCTATTGATCAGAATAGATTCGAGGCGGGATACCAAAAGGCGAGAGACGGAAGTGGATATGCTAAGACTGTAAAAATTAGGCAACTTAAGAAGGGGTTTTCTTTACCTCTTTATAAGAAAGATTTCAATTTTGGATCTAGATTACCTTCAGAAATAAAGAATAGATTGCCCAGGATTGGTCCTATTGATTTAGCTCAAGGGCAGTTAGATTTGAGTTATATAACAAACGATGACGTTATCTATACCTGTGAATTACAAGACGCTTTCCCAACCACACTTAATCCTATTCAGCTGAATAACGAATTAGATGGATTGGTTGAACTAAACGTACAGTTATCCTATACAAACTGGACTTCGAGTAAGGCAGTCCAACCATCACAACTACAAAACTTTATATCCCGCCAGATTGGCACAGCAATCGGCAGGGTTTTCAATACTTAATTATTAAAGGATGAATTGAATGGCACTACCTAAATTGAATGAATTACCAAGTCATGATCTTATTATACCATCAACCGGAAAATCTGTTTCCTTTCGGCCTTTTTTAGTAAAAGAGCAGAAGGTATTGTTGATGGCTTTAGAGACCCAGGATGAGAAACAAATTCTGAAATCCATTACCGACACAATCTCTGCCTGTATCGCTGATAAAATTGATATTAATAAATTAGCTACTTTTGATGTTGAGTATATATTCACCCAAATCAGATCGAAAAGTGTGGGCGAAACAAGTAAGGTTTCTTTAACATGCTCTGAATGTAATAATCCTAATGAAGTAACAATTGATTTGAATGCCATTAAAATTGATCTTAGTAATAACTCTAAGATTATCGAACTTAATGAAAAATATACATTAGTGATGAAATATCCAAATTATACAGCTATTGTTAATACCAATGAATCGCAGAATGATAATTTAACAGAAACAATATTTGAAACTATTATTATGTGTATGGATGAATTAAGAACTGAAGAAGAGATTATTAGACTAGTGGATGAACCCCGAGAAGAGATTGAATCATTTTTGGACGGACTGAATAATTCCCAGCTTGAAAGCATTATGAATTTTATTAACACCCTTCCAAGGCTGGAGCACACTGTCGAGTATAAATGTGAAAGCTGTGAACATGAAAATAAAATAACACTACAAGGAATCCAAGATTTTTTCTCCTAAACCTTTCTCATGATTCGCTGGTAAATTATTATCGGACTAACTACCAGCTAATACAGAATCATAAATATTCATTATTAGATCTTGAACATATGATCCCATGGGAAAGGGAAATTTACATATCGATGCTAGCAGATCAAATTAAATCTGAAAGAGAAGAAATGCAGAAAAGGCAAATGTAAGGATAACCAATGGCAAGTTTAGAGAAAATAGTCCAAGAACTAAAACAACAAAATGATACGTTATCCGGGGTCAAGGAAAGCATTACCTCTATGCTTTCGGAAGAGATTAAAAAGCGTAAAGAAGAAGAACGCGGAAAGTATGATAAGGAAGAAGAGAGAAGGGAAAAAGCTAAGGAAAGGAGAAAATCCTCTGGCAGCCCAAGCAGGCCAAGCTCTTTTACCCAGGGATTTGCCCAGGGATCTGGAATATCTGCA